CGTTGACTTCATTTTCGTTGTTACCCTTTGATCCCAAATCTGTTGCTTGGGCTGAAGCGGTATCAATTAAGTCTACGTAATTTTCTTGAGTTGGTCTATCTCCTGTTTGGAATAAACCTTTTACATCTGAAATTGATATTTTAGCCATGTCGCAATTATATCACCCTTTTAATTAGATAATTATAGAATATAGTTGCTATAGCCAATAACTTGTAGTGGAATTGCTGGGGTATTTCCTAAACCAATAGCCACAATTTGAATGGCTGAAAACTTAACTCTAAAAGGAAGTATGTCTGTTACTAAGGTGTTTCTTGTAAAGTCTTCTACCTGAATTAAGGGGTAGTCAATAGGAAAAATTTGTTTTGTTTTACCATTAAGTTCATCAAGTATTAATGCTGTGGCCATTAATCTGTTACATCTTCAAGAATCTTCATGCTACCCTGGCAAACTGTCCAAACTCTTGTTGGATCGCTAACCTGGATATCAAAGATGTCTCCTGTCTGCAATACATTGGATTCTTCTGCTGTAAGCCAAACTGTAAATTCTCCAACAAGGTCATCTTCATCTGCAACTGGATGCAAAGCCATTATTGTAGTTGCATTATCAGTGATGACTCCTTTGTCTGATGCAAGGGTTGGTCTCTTAATCTTCATAGCAATATCCCATTCAGATCCAGCACCTTTTAAAATTAACGGGACTTTTGCATCGTCTGTTACATAAACTTTAAAACCAGAAGTATCTCCACGAACGACAGTCCAAATAACAGTTGGAGGTGGATTACCTATATTATATAATGATTGAGATCCTCTTAAAGTTGCCATATTGTTATTATATCACGACAAACCGTCTTTGAGTGCGCCCCAAGTACCGTTTCCTTTTGTTTGAACAATTAACATTCCGCCAAAGGATTTGGTCTCATTAATTGCAACAACTCCTACATATCTTGCTGGCCCTGTTGATGGACGATTTCCTACAAGCGTTCCAGTTGAATCTATATAAACTTTTGTTCCAGCAGCGCCAAGATACACAGTATTCATTTGTATAATTCCAGAAACTACAACAACACCATCTCCACCATTTTCGCTTGCAGGAAGTATATCTGTCTGAGTCAAGCCAAGAATTGCAACATCTGGATTATGTGTAGGGCTTGATGGATTATATTTTTGTACCGTTGTTTTATATTTCCCTCCATGAGAAACTTTTCCAGAAATAAAAACGGGAGTTCCAGCAGGCAATGTTAGAGAAGAACTGTCATTTCTTACAGGAGAAGCAACACTAGTCATTCCTAGTGGTGGCAAAATATTATTTAAAGCATCTACTAAAACTTTAAAATCTCCGTGTACATTGACTGGATCTGAGGCAATAGGATATGAAAGTGAGGTAGGATAATTAGATGCGTATTGTGGCATAATCTTTATTATACCACCCTCTAAAGTTGATTTATCAAAAATCTCATGCTATACTTAGTAGTAACACCTACCAGGGTGTTATTGTTTTCTAAGGAGGAAACTATGATTAAATTTATCGAAAGAAACAAAGAGATCATTAGCACACTCAGTATCGTTGCATTAGTGTCGGTTATGTCCAATGCTAGTGCTTCTTCAGATCTTGATACAAAAAACAATCTTAGCCTTGAACAGGCTCAGACATCGGAACCCGCCTCGAAAGAGGTTTTTTTGGTTTCTAAGACAAAAAAACTAGAGAGTTTTGAGAACAAGGTTTCTCTGACTGATTTAGAACTAAAGGAACTGCTTTCTCTAGTAGGCTTCAAGGGTAAAGACCTTGTTGTTGCTTGGGCAGTGGCCAAGAAAGAATCTAATGGGAGACCATTGGCTTTTAATGGCAACCACAAGACTGGCGACTCGTCTTATGGAATGTTTCAAATCAATATGATTGACGGCCTTGGTCCTGATCGTAGAGATAAGTTTGACATTAATTCTAATGCCGAACTATTCAATCCCGTCAAGAATGCAGAAATTGCCTACTATATGACAAATGGTGGAGATGACTGGTCTTCTTGGAAGGGTATTACCCCAAGAACCAAATTCTGGATGGCTAAATTTCCTAAATAAGCGGACTTAAAAACACCTGTAAGGTTATTCTATTACTAGATGACTTTACAGGTGTTATTCCATGTGAATACCCTGAATCATTTACAACGGCTTTATTAAATGTTGGCTCAATGTTTTTCCATTCATTATTCTCTGGATTAAGCCAATTAAACATTCCTCCATCATTATATTGCCAAGTTTCATTTAAATACACAGTAACGGCTCTACTATATATGCCGTCTGAGTGAACTGGAATGTAGGAATCTTTTGACCAAACATAAACCATTGCAGATCTTGAACTGATTAACGGAATATCTCTATTTTTATCGAATATTAACTTATCTTCAAGAATTGATTGTAGTTGAGGTAAAAACTCATCTGGAAGTCTAATACACACGACTACAGAACTATCCTCTACTATTCCTTTATCCCAAGCCTGGTTTGTCCAAACAGAGTTTAGTCCAGATCTCCCAGACACAACATCTAGCCCAAAGTTGTAATATTTTTTTGCTAGGTCAATTGGTAAAAAATCTTTAAATTCTTTCATTTTATAAAAACCTTTCTGATATATCGTCATTTGCAAACTCTGCTGGAACTGCAACTTTGTAGTTTTCATTCAAATAATGATGTAAAACTAGTTCAGATGTTGGGTTTATCCAGGGCTCTAAGTGTAGCATAACATGTTTCTTATTATAGAACCTCGTTTGAATCCCGATGCTTTTATAATATTCATATAGGGCATATTGGTCAATGACCCATAGGGTTTGGCTATACATTTCTTCGGATATCTGATTTTTTGCATCTATTAGTTTAAGGTTTATGTATTCTTTCATAAACTTAAACATATTTTTTTCTGTGTGTATTAAATTTTTACTAAATAAAACCTGCCCAGCATTAAGTCCATTATTCTCAACATTAAGACTTTCCATAATATCGTAGCAGTTGTCTTCTCTTGTATAGATAGATTCCGTATTCCCATATATAGAAAATAATATTTCTGGGTCATTATAAAAAATAGTATCAGTATCGACATAAAGAACATTATCATATCCTAAACTTCTTAACGTTTCAAATGTGTTTGTCCACCTATGCCAAAGTCTTTCTGCATTTTTTGAGTTATCATAATCAATGTTTGGTACGTTATAACTAGGTATTTTAAAATATTTAAAAATAATATTTAAACTTTTATATTTTTCTATACTAGAAAAAAAATTTTTATCTGAAATGTATGCATAAACATCTATATTTTTATTAAACCTTCTAAGTCTTGACACTGAATAAATCAACTGTCTAAACCTAGAAGAGTCTTCAAATTTTTCTTCACCTGAATTAATAGAATAAACTATTGCATTTTTCATTATCTCATCCAAGAGACTACGGCATATCTTTCGCCTTCAATAACTGGTAATACTGAATGATTATAAACATATGTTGATGGGAAGACTATCATCTGGTTTGCTTTTGGTTTAAAAGCAATATCAAACCTAGGAAACAATATTTCTCCACCTAAATAATTATCATTTATATAATATGTTGTAGAAATTCTTCTATGATAATCTTGGTGATCGTCAATGTGGTTTGTAAACTTTTGACCAACTCCATACTTTAATATTGCGTAAGAATCATGCCATGGTGCTGCAGTACCAAAATAACTTTTATAATCTCTTTCTATTGGATCAAAATTTTCAAAGAATAGATTGTTTAGTGTTGAATTAAAAGAAGATTGAAGACTAGTAAAGTCTTCAGAAATTGCTCCATAATATGGAACCCCAAAGGTACTGGTATCTCTTGAATCTGTGTTTACTCCAGGATCACTGTCAGCCTTTACTGATGCTGGAACCCATAAAATATTTGCAGAAACAAGTCCTTCTTCAATATCTTTATATAGATTCTCACTGTTAGGAATTACATTACTATAAACCATTATTCCTGGTGCTATTTCTTCTTTTATCATTTTACCATTTTCCTAAAGGGCAGGTCGCTAGTTCTAATTTTGTTTTTGCTGACATAAAGCATCCACACTTTCTACACTGTGTAGTTAATTTTATTAGTTCTGGACAGGCTTTGCATATTTCAAGCCTTGCGTCAGATACTGCAGAGTCTTCAACATATTTTACTGGATTAAGCATATCCCAAGGTCTTGTTTGTCCAAGATTTTGTTTATACTTTTGCCAAGGACTTAAATTCTCAGGCATTTATATCTTCAAAAGTTATTGTAGGGTTGCTTTGTAAAGCAGCAATAATCATGTTCGAGTTTAAATCTCCAAAATAAATGGAATAAAAAGAATGAACTCCATCAATACAAAAAGAAAATGAACAATTAGGCTCTTCTGGCCTTGGTTGTGTTTTGTGGACTACACCTTCTTCTCCAACAAAATCATTTCCATTCCAAACATCACCAACTCTAGGCATATAATCTAAGTTTGAAACATCTACGACTGTTGGGTTTAAAGATAAAGCATTAAACATCGTTGACAAAAGTGGATCCTCTGTTGTCATAGCAACTTCATCAAAGTTAATTGAAGAAAAAAATATTTTATCTTCTTCTATATTTAAATAAAAATCTCTTTTTTTCATGTTATATCTCCTTTCTTATAAGTATACACTAAGATATTATCCGCAGGCACCAGCAGTAACAACCCAGGTTTGGGTAGTTCCACAATTACTTACTTGTCCAGTACATAGGTCAACTCCACAACAGAATGGGCCAAGTCCTTCCCAGAACTGATCTGTACATCCTGTAGGGGTAGGTGCTACAGGGGTAGGTGCTACAGGGGTAGGTGCTACAGGGGTAGGTGCTACAGGGGTAGGTGCTGGGGCAGGTGCTGGGGCAGGTGCTGGAGCAGGTGTAGGGCTAGTACATCCTGAGCAACTGTTATGATCAAAGTATGTTGTAACACAGTCGCTATTCCAAATCTCGTCGTAAGTTACGCATGCTCCAAAGAAAGAATTATACTGACAAGGCCCAGCAGTTTTTACTGAATAAGGAATACATGTTGGTGTAGGTGCTACTGGTGTAGGTGCTACTGGTGTAGGTGCTACAGGTGTAGGTGCTACAGGTGTAGGTGAAACTGGAGTTGGGGATGTAGCACAATTTGTTGGAGCAGCAGGTTGTGAAACTGTAGAACAAGAAATACTTGTTGCACCAGAATTTGTAAATAGTGTAGTGTAGTCTGAACAGGCAGTGTTAATATTGTTAGAAATAAAATTACTTCCATCAATTGTTATTGCTCCTGATGTTACTGGAGCACCGCTTTGACAATATGAAAGATAAATTGTTCCAGGAACTGGTACTGATGGGCAAGAAGCACCATACCCAAGTTGTGCTACTATCTGTTCGCTACTTAAAGACGGATTAGTTGTTGTTCCAACATTTACAGTTCCACCTGCTGTTGCAGTTCCGTAGTATCCACCTCTAGAGGCAGGGATTATTGGATCACAGGCAGTATAAATATTATAAGTTGTTGGTGCTACAGGAGTTGGAGCAACTGGAGTTGGTGCTACAGGAGTTGGAGCAACTGGAGTTGGTGCTACAGGAGTTGGTGCAACTGGAGTTGGTGCAACTGGAGTAGGTGCTACAGGTGTTGGAGATACGGGTGTAGGGGTTGGACTTACGCTGTTAAGTAAGTTTCCAAAAAAAAACCATGTGTTGTCGGCTATTTTAACTAAAGTTCCTTTTGAATACTGACCATCTAAAGATTTTATACTAGACTTGCTATTAATTGATACTGCTCCACTGCCTTCAGATACTGTTACTGATCCAGTTCCTGTTTGAATTATGTCAATTGAATATCCTACTGGAATTGGTACTGAAGCGTTTTCTGGAAGTGTTACAGTCATTGGGCTAGAAGAATATAAAATAGCAGTCTTTCCGACATCGCTTGCTGATAAAGTAAAACTTGCTGTTTTTGTTACAACTGTTCCAGTATTTGCAATTTTAGGCTCAAGGTCAAATCTATCATCAACGGAGTTCCAGTCAATTCCATTTCCTGCAAGATCTGGATAGGCCCCTGTTGCTCCATTTATTGCATTTGTAATTGCAGCAGTTCTATTTACTATTTCTGCTGCATCTGCGTCGGCAAGATCTTGTAAGTGTTTAGCAATAGATGGATTTACAAGATTTGCTTTGTTTGTATTAGATCCATCATAACTATATGATCCATAGTGATAAAGTCTTAGCGCTGCCTGAATATCTGCTGCATCTGAAAGACCAGGAACTTTGGTAGGGAAAAATCCAGTACCACTAACGGTATTATCAATATTTTCTGCTGCCATTATAGATCACCCTGTTTCATTATACCACCGTAATAAAAAGATGAACATATTTTGGACCAGTCATTGGTACCCATGCTCCTTCTAAATATTCTATTCCTTCTATTTCTAGTGGTAATGCAATAAAGCCCTGAGTAGTGTTTAAATCTTTTATAATTAGGTTTGTTGCCAAAGGACCAGCATTTTCTGATGAAGAAATTGAGTATTGTACGCTAAATCTTGAAGATGTAACCGTTCCTTCTGATAGATCATAAATTTCTGCAAGGTTTATAGGTGCAATAGTTATTTTGCCACCGACTGGAGTTAAAGGGCCTTTGGTTTCTGAATAAAAATTAGACTTTAAACTAAGAAGTTCTACCCATTGTGGATTTCCAGATGGCTGAACTACATTTTGAAAAACTGTTTTGTATGTTTCCGAACTTGGGCTATAATCTATGGCAATATCTAGTGCCTGAATATCTTGGTCAATTGCATTTGCAACACTTGATTGCCTTGGATCTCCTTGAACACCTAAAATAATACTTCCACGATCACCTGTTGGTCCAAAATCTAAATCTAAACTAATTGTTTCTGGACCACCAAAGACAGTCAAATCATCATTTGATAAAAGTATGTCTGCCATAATTAAGCACCTGTTGCAGGAAACACTGCAGTAATTATTCCTGAATTAATTGGGTTTGTAACAACTGTTGCATGCTCTACTGTAAACTTGTTTGCTGGTGTTCCAGAAATGTAATAAGGAGGTTTTACAGTTAGCGTTATTGTTGCAACATAGACTGTAGAGGCAACAAAATCACCAACTAATGGGGTTGTCCCGTTTGACTGGAACCAAGAAACGGTTCCGCTATATTCTGCTGTTTCAAAAACATTAGTAACTGGAGTCGCCCCCTTTACTGGCCTAGTCACTCCCTGAATATTGTAATTTGATAAAGTTCCATAAGTATTTTGTTTTGCTCCTGTAACCTGATCTGTAACAGTTATTGTTCCTGTCATAAGAGTATATACTTTTTCATAAAAAAGATTATCAGGTTTTCCTGCTGGCGATCTAACTTCAACATCATAAACATATTCTGTTCCTGCTTGAAGTTCGTAAGAATCGGATGGTCTTATGGCACATTGAATAAATGTTTGGTCATCTGATATTGTTGCAAAGCATCTAATTGATTTTGTAGCAGAACTGCCACGAATTTCTGCAATAGTGAATTGAGCGCTATCATATGGAGCAGAGGTGTCTAAAACATAGTCGGGGTTGTTAGCAAAATTTGTTGGCATCTGAAAGTTTCCTAAAAGATATGCTGTTCCATCGTTCTTTTTCGGGTAGATACGAAATTCAAAAGTATCACCCTTATAGTAATTAAAGTCATAGGTCGCTGGAAATGCCATGGTTTTATTATACCACGCTGACATATACAGAATTGAGAATTACCGATGCATCAAAGTCTGTTCGTATTTGAGGAACTGCTCCATTACCCCACATAGACCGATCTTCAATAAATATATTCTGAGTAACTGAAAGGTTGTATGTATTTTGATATTTAAGAGAACCGACAAACTGAACAAACTCCTGATCTTTACTTGGAAAATATGTTCTTAGCCAAACCTCTGTATTTGATGTATATGTGGTTAGTTCAAAGTTGTATGTTACAAATACTTGAGAACCTTGTTTGATACCGTGAAAGTTTAAGGCTCTCTGGTGGCTGTTCCAAAGACTAGTGCAATCTTTAGGAAGATAAGTTTCATTTTGGGTTTTCTCTTTTGTATCTAGCAATAATGTGACCCATCCATCATCACCCTGAGATATTCCAAGTTTTGTTGGTTTTTCAATAGTATTTGTATATGAAGCCCAGCCTGCCTGTTGTCCAGAAGAAGACAAAGAACTTAGTCCATTTTGTCCAGATGGTCCTTTTTCTCCTCTTTGACCCTTTTGTCCTTCTGGTCCTGCTGGTCCTGGAGATCCATCCTTTCCATCTCTTCCTGCTGGTCCTTGTGGACCTTGTGGTCCAGGAACTGGAAGAAAGGAAAGAGTATTTTCTTGGTATGGGGCTGATTGGCTTTGTTCTACTTGTGCAGCATAACTAGTTTTTTTTGCACCTGGAAAGTCCATAGATTTAGAAGCAGCCATAGATATATTATCTCATGACTATTTGTTTACTTTAAATGTTTTATTCTTAATTCTAATTATTGAAGGTAACTCTGATCGTGGAGTTGATACTTTAACTACTGCCATTATAAACTACCTGTAATATCACCAATGACTGAGATAGTTCCAATCAGAGGTGTCCAAATTGTTGGCCCAGTCATATTGATATTAGGACCATCAATAGTTACCTGAAGATCAAAAGTTAATTCTGTTACTACTGACTTATATCCAAGACCCCAAAGTTCAGTAATGGATGCTGGAGCCGTAATATCAACATATCCTGTTCCACGTGAAACTTCCAGGGAATCTAAAGCATCCGACTGAGGATCATAGGTAGTAGCCTCAAAGGTCCAATCAGAAATATCAAAATATGTTACTTCATCATCTTGTAAAAACTCCACACGAAGCGGAGAGGTATCTCCTCTAACTATTTGCCACTTAATGCGAGCAGGGTCTGCTCCAAATACTTCAGGTCCATGTGTAGCCATAATACCGATTATACCACAAAAAAGACTAATACCTTGATTGGTGGGTATAGGACAAACCAAGGTATTAGCCAGTAATAAAATTATACCATGTTAGACAAAATGGACATTATAGTAAAGATTTTATAATTGTTATACAATTGTTATAATAGACAATGTCCAATTTGTTCCTATAGGTCTATTTTGACCAAGTTGGGGATAGTGTATACTTTAAATATATAAGAAATAAGAACTATCTTTATAGTTTTAAAAACTATCTTTATATATAGTATATAGGTTATTTGGATTTTGAAATATACTCAATAAGAATATCATACATGTGATCTAATTTGCGATCCATATCTTTACGTGTTTTGTCTGCTTCGTTTAGACGACTTTCTAATCTTGAAACTTGATCTTTGATACTTGATCCTGAATTTGGTTTAAGTTCGCTTAAGTAATGTCTCACCAGCCACTTGATTGCAAAGGCTATAGATGATACAATTGTAAGTATCGCTACGATTAGGGAAGCCCAGTCTTGCACAGTCATAACATTATTATAAGGGACGTTTATACTAAATGAAAACAGAGATACTTAGTACACTGGAGCATTCTAAAAATTTAATTATATCCCCTGACATGGATGGTTTTATGACCGCAAAATTATTAGAGCGTTTCAACGGTTCGAAAATAGTGGGTTCCTACGACAAAAATATTTTATGTCTCGCCGATGGTATAGATCCGTCAGAATGTTTGTTCGTCGATTGCGATATGAATCGAGAAGAGTTTGTATCTCTCGGCAATCATATGCGTTT